CCTTGCCACCTATTCTGCATCCAGTAGGTCAAGCACCTACGGATTGGGGTCCAGGGCGGATGATACCGTACCGCAGAAAAGGTGATTTGGATTTTGCTCCTGCTCCTAGCTATAACAATGGTTCTATAGAGATGGAAAAGACAATGGAGGCTCAAGCTGATAGACTTTGCGGTCTAGATGAAAACTCCCAGATTAGCCAAGTTCGCAAGCAATTCTTGGTTGATAAGTTCCTTCAGCACTCAGCAGAGGTTTTACAGATGTGCTATCGTTGTTTTCAGCGATTCGGACCAGATTCTATTTTCTTTCGAGTGACTGGTGTCCCCGATCCGCAAGTTTTCGACAAGGGAGACCCTACCGAGAACTACGATATAGTAATAAATTACGATGTCCTCAATTCGGATACAGAATCTCAAGAAAAGAAACTTCAGCAAATCGTCTCGCTTACGCAGATGGATCGTTCGGGTCGCATTAATATTGATCGACTTCTGGATACTATGGCTGGAGCTATTGATCCAGTTCTCGCAGACAGCATCTTACAGCCTACAGAAGTTGCACAGCAACAAGTCGTAGGTAATGTAACTGATGACCTGTCTAAGATTTACTCTGGTATCGAGGTGAACGCTCGACCCAATGGAGCGCAGATTGCATTGCAGGTTATTCAGCAATATGTACAGCAACCCGATATTGCACAGAGATTACAAACGGATCAATCCTTTGCTGCTAGACTTGAAAAGTATTCTGGGCAGTATACATTCCAAATGCAGCAGATGCAGAATGCCGAAATCGGTCGTCTGGGTACTGCTCCAGCCCAAATGGGAAGTATACAACCAGAACAAACTTAATATATGTCTAGTAATTTACAAGATAACGTAAAAGCCCTATCTAACCATGAAAGTTTTGCTGGATTCATAAAAGTAATCCACGACTTCCGTGAAGAGTGCATAGAAGAAATGCATGATTCCCCTACCGACAAACTACAGCAGTTGTCTGGAAGGATAATTAGCTATGATCAAATTTTACAGATGGCTGATTTTGAGAAACTCAAGTTAGTTCACAAGGATTTTTTAAATGCTAGTTTACACTAGTGTTATTATATAAATATCGCTATCGCTCAAGCGTAAAGGAGTGGAAATTATGTCAGATGAAATCGTAACGGAAAACGCTGAATCCGAAACAACAGCGGAAAAGTCAAATATGTCACCTTCTGAATTTATTCAGAAACGTATGGGAAGTCTTTCTCAGACTGAAGAAACTCAGTCCGAAGAAGAAACTCCAAGCGCAGAAGAGGAATCCGGGCAGGAAGCAGAGGTTGAAGAAACCGAAGCCGAAGAAAGCTCAGAGGAATCTAAGGATGATGTTCTTTCACAGTTAAATTTGGACAGTATGTCCGAAGAGCAACTTAAATTGCTATCCGAGAAGTTAGGCAGTCGTGCTGTTTCACGCTTTGGTGAATTAACCGCTAAACGTAAAGCAGCTGAAGAACGCCTAGTGGCTCTTGAGGAAAAGTTTAATGATCGCAATCCATTAGAAGATATTAAGAAATCTCCTAACAATCCTTATTCGGAAATCAACAATATTGATGACCTAAAAGGGAAAGCACAGGAGGTCAATAATGTTATTGAATGGGCTGAAGATGTTTTATTTAACTCAGATGGTTATTCTCCAGAAGATAAGGTAGCCGAGGTAGAGGGAAAACCTATTACCAAGGCAGAGGTTCGCACAAGCTTACTGAATGCCCGAAAGTCTAGAGATCGATTCTTGCCCGATCAACTTGCAGAGATTCAACGAATTGAAACCGCAAAGGTCGCAAAAGAGTCATTTAACCGACAAGCCAAAAAAGAACTATCTTGGATGGATGGAGATGATAATGATACTCGAAAGCAGTACGAAGCAATGATCAATGATCCACGTTTTGCTGAAATAGAGAACAATGTTGACCCAGAGATTGCATCTCAGTTAAATTACATAATGGCTCATGCAGCCAATAGTATTTACGGCAGAAAGACAATCAAGGAAGGCATATCGTCACCTAAGTTGAATCCGCCTAAAACTGGTATATCTTCGGCAGGAACTCCAGAAAAAACTGCAACCAAAAACGTAAAGGTTATGAAGGAAATAAGTCAGCGTTTCAAAACGTCTGGTGCTAAAAACGATTTCGTCACCCTCAGAACACTACAGCTGAAAAATCGCTAAATATTAACTCACTTATAATTACTTATTATGTCATTTGCTAATACATTTGATCCAACCCGTACTCCGCTTACGGCTTCTGGACCTGGTGCAGGCAATCGTGAGGACTTGACTGATGTCTTGACTATCCTTGCGCCTGAAGAAACCCCGGTTCTTTCATCCCTTAATAAACAATCTGCCTCTTCTACTTTCGTAGAATGGACAGTTGATTCGTTGTCCGCTCCTAGCACCGCAGGTGTTGCTGAAGGTGCAGACGTAACCGCATTCACAGACCAATTCGCTGGTCGTGCTCGCCTTGGTAACTACACTCAGAAGTTCCGCCGTGATTACATGGTTTCCGATATGCAGGAAGCTGTTGATTCTGTCGGTCCTGCTAAAGTTGCACAAGCTGAAACAAAAGCTATCCGTGAACTCAAACGTGACATTGAAGCAACTATTTGCTCTAACAATGATCGCAATGCAGAAAACGGTGCTGGTCAAGCATACACGCTTCGTGGTCTTGGTAAATGGATTGCTGACACCGCTGGTACAGGTGGTGTAGCTGCTGGAGCAGATGTTCCTGCTGCTTTCCGTACTCCAACTGCTAGCATCGAAGACATTGCAGCTGCAAGCCTAAGCGAATCACAGCTTAATGACATTATCACTTCTATTTTCAAAGAAACTGGAAGCACAAATGATCTTATGCTTGTTGCTGATACTGCCCTTCGCCGGGACATTAGCGACTTTGCTCGTACAGGTGTTGATAATAACGCTGCGCAACCTGGCGTTCGCTCTGTTAACTACAACGGCGATAGCGGAACAATTAAACTATCCGTAGACCTTTATCAGTCTGATCACGGCGTAGTTTCTGTTGTTAATGCTAACCCCGATTGTATGCCAACTACTAACCCAGTAAGCTCACAAGGTTATGTTGTTAACCCAGAGTACGCTGGTATTCACGAATTGATCCCAATGGGTTCTACTCGCCTTCCAAACATGGGTGGCGGTGAGCGTGGATATGTTGACTGCGCCTTGACACTTGGTGTTTACCACCCTGCTGCTCACGGTAAAATCACAACCTAATAATACGGAGGTAAACTATTATGTCAAAACTTACTGTAAACGAAACAAGCGGTGATTTCACTCACGCTGTTGTATTAGATAGTGCAGACCTCATTGCTATTGGCAATGGCGGTACTAAGCAAATCCTTAACCTCGGTGCTAACCAAGCACTACTTGGAGTATATTGCTCTAAAACAGTTGCTGGATTTACTGGTGATACTGTTATCAATGTCGGAACAACCATTGGCGACCCAGATGAGTATTTCAATGCTCTCGATATTGGTGCTGCTACTGTAGGCGTTCTTCAAGCTGGGTCACAAGCATCAACTGGTGGTGAATCAATCATCGGTACTGCTGCTGCTGTCGCATCTGGAGAAGGTCTTGTTGTTAGTGGTTCTAATACCGCTGCTGACAAACCAGTCTACATTAAAATTACCGATGCAGACATCTCTAGTGCTACTGCTGGCGAGCTAGTTATTGGATTTCGTATCCTTGACTTAGGTCGCTTTTCACAAGCTTAATTAAATTCTGGTCGGGGGGCGCAAGCCCCCCACCTTTTTTAATATGGATATAATTATTCCAAAAATTAAACGGTATTCCGATGGCGAGATAGACCGTGCATTTATGCAAGAGATTCGTACTGGCTTCAAAAGAGAAAAAGCTACTGAGGCACAGCGAGTCAAACAAGCCGTCAAAGAGGCAAAAGAACTAAAAGGCACAGAGCACCCTGTACTGGGTAGACCCGTAGCTACTATGCCTGCCCGTGAGTTCTTTCGTCTTACAAAAAAATACGGGCATCAAGAGGTGCACTCTAAAAAATTTATAAAGTATTACAATCAAAAGTTCCCAGAACTAAGCCCCAATAAAATCTAATGCAAGATCGAAACTACGGTGATTTATTTACGTTATCAAGCTCCCTTATCGGGACTGTTACCCTAGCGGTTGACGAATGTAAGCAATTAGCTAGTTTAATAAACCGTAGATTTCAACAGGCTTTTGATGAAAGTCCTGTATGGCCCCGTTATTTAGTCGTATCAGAAAAACGAAAAATAATATCACTTTTGGTATCCGGGTCTACAAGTCCTAGCGTAGCTAATCAGTATTACTACGATAGTGGAGAGCTTGAAAATGGGCATACTAAATACCTTGGTGCTACCGATCCTGTATACAAAATAGTAAAAAATACAGCAGGAACTCAATGGTTTTTAAAGAACTCTGGAGGTACTAGTTTTTATGAAACTGCATCTAGCACTACAGTTGTTGGTCATCCCTGGGAAGATTTAACTTGGTCAGCCGTTGGAACTGGCAATGGAACATTAGTCGTAGAAGATAAAACTAATTTAATTCCGTATGCCGAAACTGGTCTTACTAGCATTGGTGACTTTAACAGAATCCACAGAAATCAAGCATTTAAAAATCTATCTAGAATTGAATATGATTTTTTTGTTAATCTAGATGGTGCTTCTATTTTAGATGTAGTAAGTAGCACCGATAATGCGGTTTACGTAACGTACAAAAAACAGTTTAGCACACTTGATCCATCATTAAGTGACCCGGTAGTAGCCAATGATTACTATGGAAACACGGCAGTAAAAGTACCTGCTGAGTTTTTTAATTTTATAGCTCATTCTGTTTATGCTGACTTTCTTCGTATACAAAACAAACAAGAAGAAGCATTAGCTGAAGAAACTAGGGCGCAGACCTATTTGGCTCAAGAATTAGAGAAAATAGACATTCGTTCTAACAATAATACCGTAAATCAAAGATTTTCTACTTATGTCAATCGACAGGCTCGATAGGCTATTAACCTATATGATATAATACACCAATGGCAAGTTCACGAAATAATACCCTAGAATTCTCATCAGCTGGATCAGTAATCGTCAGTAATGGTGCAGCAGGAGCAGGCTCTTACGGAGCTATTCAAATACTGAAGGACTCAACCCTTTCCAGTCTTTCTGGAACAGGAATAGATAATATCGCAAGTCTAGAAACTGCTTTTACTGCTGGAACAATTATCTACGGTCAGTTCACAAACGGAACTGTAGATGCTTCTGGTTTAGCTGCATTCCACCGAGTCTAAGATGTTCTTGGCACTCAAGAACGCTCTAGGTAAGCCCTTAGTGGCTACCTACAAGGGTCTACTGGATTCCTTTAGTGGGGCTTCTGCTGCGTATTCATTGCGTAGGCTTAGTGGTTCCTATACTGGATACGCTTTACGTGTTCGCAGAAGTGGTGATAATGTAGAGGCTGATGTTGGGTTCAATGGAGGTTCAGTAAGTTTAACATCACCTGTGACCAATGCAAGTGGTGAACCAGCTTACACACTTACTTATTCTGATTCTGCCTGGCAGTTTACTGGAAGTGCAACTTTTACAAGTTCTAGTAGCACAGGAGCTTTTGTTATTTCTGGAACTTCAGGAACATTTTCTACTGACCTAACATTTAGTACGTCAGTAGCGTCTGGTTCAGCAGTAAGCGTTAGGGTAACCGTAGCCTCAGGTATTTCAGGTACTTGGTCTGTTAATCTTCAAGACGCAAGTGGTTCAGTTGTTTCAAATAGTGCCGCTATTACAACACAAGGAACTAAGACCCTTTCACTAACTTCAACTGCTCCTGCAACAAAAGTTGTTATATCAACTATTTCTTCGAGTGCTATTATTAACGCCTCAAGCTTTAGTGCAACCGCTAGTGAAGGTGATACTGCTGCT